TTGCTGACGCGGTAAAAAACTGGGCTAAAGATTTTTTAGAAGTTGATTTAATGGCGTGGCAATATCACGTAGCTAGCGGTTTGTTAAGCCACGACGCAAACGGCGATTTATTGCACAGACAAGGCCTAGTTAGTGTGGCTAGACAAAATGGTAAAAGCGTTTTGCTGGCGGCGCTTACTGGTTTTTGGGCTACGGTTATGCCTAAGCTTCGAGGCGAACCGCAAACGATTATTACTACAGCGCACAAGTTAGACCTGGCTATAGAACTGTTTAAACAGGTAGGCCCGATTTTAGAAAAAGAGTTCGGCGCTATTTTGACGTGGGCGGTAGGCCGTAACGAAGCCAATTTACCAGACGGTACACGCTGGCTAGTTCGCGCTGCTACGCCTACTTCATTTCACGGTTTAACGGCTGACCTGGTATGTATAGACGAACTTTGGGCAGTATCGCCAGACGCTGTATCTATGGGCCTGTTGCCTACTATGCGTACACGTAAAAGCCCGCTGCTATTTATGACGTCTACAGCTGGCGACGAGTCAAGTAAAGAAATGCAAAAATGGCGCGAACAGGGCCTACGCGCCATAGACGAAAAGAAAACTAGTTCGCTGTACTTTGCCGAATATTCGCCTAGCGGCAACGTTGACCCTATGACGCCTGCAGCGTGGATAAAAGCTAACCCAGCTATCGGTTCTACTTTGACGTTAGAAGTTTTAGCGGCTGAAGCTGAACAGCCGAACCGTAACGCGTTTTTACGTAGTTCGGTTAATTTGTGGACTGCCAGCGCTAACGGCTGGCTACAGCCTGGCGTTTTTGACAAACTAGTAACAGCTGAACCTATGCCAAAAGGGGGCGTACTTTCTATAGAACAAAGTCAAGACGAAGCGCGCTATGTGGGCGTTAGGGCCGCGTTAAACAGCGCAGGCCAAATACAATTAGCCGTAGAATTTGTTAAAGACACGTTAGCGGACTGTTGGCAAGCCGTAGACCTGGCTTGTGCTGACCAGACGACGCGGCTACTTATTACGCCAGCGTTTGAAATGTCTTTGCCTACAAAGTTTGAACGGCGCGCAAGTATGGTAGGTAATCGAGAACTACAGCGCTGGACTGTTGGCGCTAGGGCCGCCATTTTAGAAGGCAAAATTAGGCACGACGGTAGCGCACTATTAGCCCAACACGTAGAACGGGCAGTAGCGGTTAAAAATCAAGGCGCTGTTACGTTGTCTAGTTTGCGTAGTCCTGGCCCTATAGAACTGGCTCGCTGTTTAGTGTTTGCTATTGCTATGGTTAGCAAACCTGCCACAGTTGGCAAACCTATGATAGTTAGCAACAGAAACGTAATCTAATAATTAAATATGCGCTAACATATTTAGCGGGTAGCCGTCGAGTTATAAAGCTTTCTCGTAATATAATTGCGGCGGCTACCTATCAACACTAAAAACTAGATTTTGTGGCATACTTCATTTATGGCCTTATTTGCGCGCAATACACAAACAAAAGTAGTTAAAGCCGCTGCAGGTTACGCGGCAGACCGCACAGGTACAAACGCTGGCGCTTCACAAATCGGCAACTTTTTCGCCTACCAGTCTGGACAAATTCGCCAGCGCTTTATGCAAGTGCCAACTATAAGCCGTTCGCGCGATTTAATGGCGTCAGTTATTGGCTGCCTAAAATTAGAACAATTTAAAGAAATTTGGAACGGTGAAAAAATTGAACTGTTACCTGAAGCGCCGCGCAGCTGGCTATCACGAATTGACAAAGGCGTAACAAATAATTTTATACTTTCGTGGACACTTGACGATTTATTTTTTATCGGCAGGGCGTTTTGGTATTGTGTCGAGCGCGATAGTTCGGGATATCCCAGTTCGTTTACGCGTCTGCCTGCCGCTATGGTCACGACACAAGACCAGGCACAAAGTAACGGCGTATGGTTCGGCCCGTCTAAGCAAATATTGTTTCAAGGTTTACCTATCCGCTACGAGGACTGCGTACAATTTATTTCACCAATACAGGGCCTAATTTATACTGGCGCAGTATCGGTAGACACGGCATTAAAACTAGAACAGGCCCGTAACCGTAACGCTTCAAGTTTGCAGCCAGCGGTTACGTTACGGCAAAAATCAGGCGAGCCTATGAGCGCTCAAGAATTACGAGACCTGGCCGCCGCGTACGACGAAGCCCGTTACGCGTCTGCGACTAGCGCAGTAAACGAATTTGTCGAAGTAATTCCTAACACGTCTACGCCAGACAAAATGCTTTTAATTGACGCTGCAGAATACCAGGCGAAAGAGATAGCAAGAATTGCGAACGTACCTGCCTACCTCGTTTCGGTAAGCATTGGAAATTACAGTTATGTTTCGTCTAGTGAAGCTTCACGCGATTTATACAAGTTTGGCGTAAAACCATACATTGACTGCATACAAGAAACACTTAGCGCAAATAACGTTTTACCGCGCGGCACGATAGTAAAATTTGACATAGAAAGTTATTTAAATTCGGATTACGAAAACACAGACACAGAACCAGAACTAGAAGTAACAGAAACGGCGGTAAATAATGCTTAGGCTTGTACCACAAAATTTAACCCTTGACGCTGCGCCCGCTGGCGACAAAGCCCCACGCCGAACGCTGGCGGGCGTAGCTGTTGAATACAACGTAGAAGCCACAGTAAGCGACGGCCAAAAAGTAAAGTTTGCGCCAGGCTCGCTACCGCTAGAAGGCAAAAAGCCTAAAATGTATCTGTATCACGACAGTAGCCAGCCCATAGGCATAGTTTCGGCCCGTGAACAGGTAGGCGATACTGTGCTATTTGAAGCCCGAATAAGCGAAACGCGCGCAGGTGACGAAGCGCTACAGCTAGCAAAAGACGGCGTTTTAGACGCAGTTTCTGTAGGTATTTTGCCAGTTGAATTTAGTTTTGACGAAGCGGGCACAATGATAATAACAAAAGCGGACTGGCAAGAATTAAGCCTGCTACCTTTTGGCGCATTTGAAAACGCTAAAGTAGAAAATGTATATGCCAGTATCCCCGAAACAGAACCTGAAGTAGTGTTAAATAGTATTCAAGACCCAGAACAAGAGGTAAAAATGACACAGCCACAAGAAGCCCCACAAGTTATAGAAGCAGCGCAAGTACACACTGTTTACGCGCAGCCAAAAAAATTACGTTTGCCTAGCACGTCAGAATATATTGCTAGCTATGTGCGCGGCGGTTCAGATTTTGCACAACTAAACGCAAACATTAACGCGGCACGAATTGAAGCAGCGCCAGGCGTAGCGCCTTACATTAATACTGAATCGACGCCAGGCATTTTGCCAGAAATTATTACTGGCAGCGTTTACGATTCGCTTAACCCGATTAGGCCTTTTGTTACCGCTATTGGTACTCGTGCAATGCCACAAGCTGGTGCAACGTTTCGACGCCCGAAAATTACGACACGCCCAGTAGTACAGCAACAGTCTGCACAGTTTGACACGCTTAACGCGTCTACTGTCGTTGTGTCAAATTCCGATATTTCTAAATTAAGTTTTGGAACATACGTAACCGTGTCCGAACAAGACCTTGACTGGTCAGACCCTGCAAGTATTGACATTATTTTAAACCAGTTGGCTATTGCTTACGGTCAGGCAACTGATAACTACGCTATAGATACTTGCCACGCTGCAATTTCACAAACTTCTAGCGTCGCAGATACAGCGGTTGGCGCTGACTGGGTAGCGGCAATTTACGAAGGCGCACGACAAATTTCTACAGACAGTAACTATCTGCCTACGCATATGTTCGTAACGCCTGCAAGTTGGAAGGCGCTCGCAAGTTCAGTAGATGACCAAAACCGCCCAGTGTTCCCGTTTGTAGGCGCGCCTAACCTTATGGGCCAAAACGCTGCAGGTAATTCAGCTGCTACAAGTTGGAACGGTAACCCGCTAGGACTAGTTCTAGTAGTTGACCGTCACGCGCCAGGCTCATTTATGGGCCACGCTGCAGGCCCAGCCGCAGGCTTCGAGTTTTACGAACAGCAAAAAGGCGCAATAAGCGTAGACGTACCAGCGACACTAGGCCGCACTATTGCGTTTAGAGGTTACGTAGCTGGCTTTATGGCAGACGCTACAAAGTTTGTAAAGTTCGTTTAACGAATAGAAAGATAGCCGCCTATGGCCGTGTATTCGGTTAAACAAAAATATTTAACCGATAACTACGCTGTAGTAGTTTTACAAACAAACGCAGAACCGCTAGAAATTGGTCAAAGTTTTACAGTAGCTGGCGTTGACGCTACTTTTAACGGCACGTACGTAGTACGCGCTTTACCGCAATACTATTTTACTGGCGTAGACCTGCAGGGCTTTTTTCTTTACGATATTCAATTACCGATTAGTAACCAGGTTTTATACGCTAAGACTGCTACCAATGTTGACATAGTGGCAAGCGCTGGCACGTTAACCGCGTCTATTACTTGCACCTGGATAACCGCAGGCCAGATAGAGGACTGGCTAGGTATTGGCACAGCTACGGCAGCAGACACGGCTTTTTTAAGTTCGTGCGCTTCAGCTGCTAACGCTTTTTGTTTTCGTCGAAGGCAAGAAAACGGCTGGATAGATAGCCCTACAACTGTGCCTAGTAATGACGTTTCTTTAGGCGTCATAATGTACGGCGCGGCTTTGTACCGCCAGCGCGGAAGCATTACAGATTTTGCAAGTTTTGACGGATTAGGTACAGGTAACACTTTTGGCTTGTCGCCAATGGTTAAACAGCTGTTAGCTATTGACCGCCCGCAGGTTGCATAATGCCACAAAACTTTACAGACCTATTTAACACGTCACTAACAAACTTAACGGCAACACTTACAGCGGTAACAGGTTTACAAGTAGTCAACGACCCGCGCAATTTAGTACCGCCCTGCGCGTTTATAGACGCGCCTAGCTTTGAGGCGTTTAACGCCAACATAGTTAAAATGTCTTTTCCAGTTCGGGTAATAACTTTAGGGCCAGGCAACTTAGACGCACAGCGCAGCCTACTTAACCTGGCTTCAAAGGTACTGGGTGCTAATGTTGGCGTTACAGATGGTAGGCCTACAGAAGCCTTAGTAGGCGGCGTGGCTTACCCTGCATACGATATTACGGTAACAATGCAAGCCCAAACAGCGTAAAGGATAAAATGAACACATACATAGTAACTAGCGAACGGCTGGCAGGTTTTACGCGCGGTGACGTTGTATCTGTTAAAGATTTAGACGGCGCTAATATTGAAGCGCTTTTAGACGGTGGCCACATTGTCGAGCACGTATCCGCACAAACAGTAAAAAAATCTGCTAAAACTAAAGACATAGAAACAGAAAAGGACTAACACAAAATGGCGACTTCCGTCTACTTATCAAACCCAGCTTTAATTATCGCTTCCGTAAATCTTACAGACCAGGCGACTAGTGCCGTACTAACTTACGTTTACGAACAGCTAGAAACAACTAGTTTTGGGGACACGGCCCGCAAATTCGGCGGCGGTGCAATAACTTCATTACAAAACAACACGTTCGAGGTAACGCTATATCAAAGTTACGAAGCCACAGAAACAGAAGCCACTATTTATAGCCTTGTCGGAATTAACAATATTACGATTTCAGTTTCGCCTACGGCGGCAGGACTTGTAACGCCTACAGCTACTTCACCAAAATATACGCTTACTGGTTGTTACCTTGAAAGCCATACGCCAATTAACGCCAGCTTAGGCGAGCTCTCGACTGTGACGCTTACGTTTACTGGCGGCGCGCTTACTAAAGCCGTCGCATAATGTCGCGGCTTTGGCCGCTGAGAATTACAAAAACAAGCCACGTTAATAAAACAACGTGCGAGAAAGGCAACAATGCAACTAACACTTAAAGCCGTATTCAAAGACGGCAACACTTACGAAGTACAAACTGACCTAATGGTAATGGTCGCCTGGGAGCGTAAATACAGACGTAAAGCTTCAGACATAGCCAACGGCATAGGCGTCGAGGATTTATCGTTTATGTGCTACGAAGCCAGCCGCCTTAACGGAATTACTGTACCCAGTTCATTAGACGCGTTTATATCAAGTCTAAAAAACATTGAAGTAGTAGACCAGGCAACCGATTTAAAAGCAGACCAGGCACAATAACGTATCTTATGGCTGAAGTTTTAGTAACGTGCCACTACTGGCCAGCCCATATCAAATTTGGCGTAGGTGATTTGTTTACGGTAATAGACATTTTAAACAAACGAAATAAAACGTATGTTTGAAAAAAAATTAGTAATGCAAATAGAAGGCGTAAAAGAAACACTTGCCGAATTAAACAAGTACGACAAAGTTTATAGACGGCAAGTAACTAAAGATATTAAAGGCGCTGGCGCGCCAATAATACAAACAGCCCGCGAACTTATCGGCACTACGCCCCCTTTATCTGGTATGGCTCGCGGCAAACTTATTAAAGGCCGCGAAGTGTATTGGGATAACCGAACCGCTAAAGCTGGCCTAAAAATTAAAGTAGGTAGGCGAGCCAGTCGAGGCGGCACAGTTCAATTTAAAGACAAATTCGACGCAGAAAATAACCCGCGCGAAAGCCACAGCGTCACGTTCAAAGCCAGGCCCTACCAACTAATGGTGGCCCAGCAATTAGACGCAGCGGGCGCTATCTATGACCACGCAGGCGCTAAAACAAAAAACACTAACTTTGTAACTAACTTAAACGTAGAAACAGGTTTACAACCACGCGCAATAGACCCAGCGGTAGAAAAACATAGATATTCTGTGCAATACGCAGTTAAAGAAATTATTGACGAAGTAGCCAAAACTTTAAACAAAAAACTGAAAACACGCTATGGCAATTAACGTACCGATTACGTCGAGCTTTGACGACAAAGGATTAAGCAAAGCGCAAAAGGCTTTAAGCGGTTTTACTGGCGGCGCTGATAAAGGTTTTTTAGGTTTAACAAAAACTACAATGCTGGCAAGCGCAGCAATAGGCGGCGCTGTAGTTGCTGTAGGCGCGTTCGCATATAAAGCAATACAAGCGGCGTCAGATTTTAACGAAGCGATATCTAAAAATAATGTTGTATTTGGTGCAATATCTAAAGAAGTAGAAGCATTCGCCCGTACCGCTAACACGGCTTTAGGTTTAAGTGAAACGGCAGCGCTAAAGGCAGCTGGCACGTTTGCTATTTTTGGTAAATCCGCTGGCCTGGCTGGTAAAGATTTAAGCGACTTCAGCACAAACCTAGTCACGTTGGCGGCAGATTTGGCGTCGTTTAATAACACTTCAGTAGACGACGCTATAACGGCTTTAGGTTCAGCGCTTCGAGGCGAAGCCGAACCGTTACGCAAATTTGGCGTACTACTAGACGACGCCACACTAAAACAGGCGGCAACAGAACTAGGCATATATAAAGGCAACAAAGCTTTAACGGCACAGCAAAAAGTTTTAGCCGCGCAAAAAGTTATTTTTGACCAGACCAGCGACGCGCAAGGCGACTTTACGCGCACGTCTGACGGCCTGGCAGCGCAGCAAAAGATTTTAGGTGCAACGTTTGACGATATCCAACAAAAATTAGGTCAGGCGTTTTTACCAATATTTTTAAACGTTGTAACATTTTTAAACGAAAACGTAGTACCAGCGTTTGAACGTGTGGCAACGGTTATAGGTGAAAAAGGATTAGTAGCAGGTCTACAGCAGGCACTATACGAAATGGGCAAAACAGGCCCAGCTATTGTAAACGGTTTTAAATTTATTGCAGTTAACGCAGCTAAAGCCGCCAACGTGCTTTATAAATTTGCACAGGTCACTATCGCGTCTTTGCAAGCAACAATGGGCAAACCATTAGACGCGCTTAAAACATTGAAAAAAGCGCTTGACGATGTAATAGACGTAAAAGCCGTAGAAGCCAGTTTTGATACGTTTATAGCTGGTATTGGTAATTTTGCTACCGCGTCTGGCTATTCAAGTTTTGCCGCTAAACAGCTAGCAGAAAACGCTAAAGGCGCTGCAGATATGGCAGAACTTTTAGGCGAAAAAGCAGACGATAAACCAGGCGGCGCGGCTTCAAAGGTAGACAAATTAGGTAAGGCTGCAGAAAAAGCAGCTAAAACTTTAAAAACAGAAATGGCGCAAGCGGTTAAAGACGCAGCTAGCGCGCTTAATAAAGAAATGGCAGACGCGTTAAATAACGCTGAAAAGCTTTTAAAAAACGCGCAAGACGCTTTTAACGATTTCAGCGGGTCAGTACAAAACGTTATTACTGACAGCCTTAATTTTGGGGAAGCGTTTAAAGAAGGCGGCGAAAGCGGCGCGACAACATTTTTTAGCGCCTTACAAGGCCAGGCCGATAAAGCTAAAGAATTTGCAGGGCTGGTAGAAAAACTATTAGCTGAAGGTTTAAGCCGTGAAGCGTTACAGCAAGTTATAGACGCTGGCGTAGAAAGCGGCGCGGCTATCGCTAAAGAACTTTTACAGTCCAGCGCTAACGTTTTACGAGCCAACAAACTAGTAGCCGAAACAAACGCGATAGCTAAAACTATTGGCGACCTATCGGCCAGCAAGTTTTACGCGGCAGGCGTTTCAAACGCCCAGCAATATTTAGCAGGCGTCGAAGCGGCTATGGCTGTAGCGCAATCAAAACTAGAAGGCACAGGGCTAACACTCGCAGACGTTAAAGGCATTAGCGCAGGCTTTAACGAAGCCATAGACCCTATTAAAAGCGTGTTGCCAGAAATAGCAGCGCCTAGCGCGCCACGAATTATTCCGATAGGCGCACCTACAGACAAAGGCCAGCCGTTAAGCGGCGGCGTAACAATTAACGTAAACAGCCAGCTAGCCACCAAAGCGGAAGTAGGCGAGGCTGTAAACGACGCGCTACGCGCCTATAACCGCCTTAGCGGGCCGTTGCAGTTACAGATTAGCTAATGGCTGGCACAGCGGTAGTAGGTTCTGGTAATTACGAACTGTTTATAGATACAGGTTTTTTGCAAGACGCTTTTACTTTAGACGCAAACCCAGAAGGTATTTTAAATAATACGCAATACGTTTTAGACGGTACTACAGATTTTGCGAGCGTTTTAGACGGTTGCATAAACGTAAAAGTTAAACGCGGGCGCGCTGACGTAGGCGACCAGTTCGGCGCCGGCACTATGTCTTTTACAATGCTAGACACGTCAGGCATTTTTAACCCGTTTGACGAAAACAGCCCGTATTTTAATACAGCGTTAGCGCAGCCAGGTTTAGCGCCTATGCGCGAAGTTGAACTAGTCCGATACGACAGTAGCAATAACGCGCAGTACGTTTTTAAAGGCAAAATAATTAACTTTAATTACAATTTTGCTTTAGGCGGTTTAGATACGGTTACCGTTTTTTGTGCAGACGATTTGTATTTATTAAGCCAAACCGTTTTAGACGAATTTAACGTAAGCGAACAACTAGCCAGCCAACGCTTAACAGCGGTTCTAGATTTACCAGAAGTTAACTACCCAGTAGCGGCCCGCAATATATCTACAGCCACCCAGACATTAGGCGGCGCTGCAGCTTTTACCGTCGAGCAAGGCACTAACGCGCTTGCCTACTGCCAACAAATAAACGACGCAGAACAGGGCCGCCTATTCGTATCGCGGGCAGGCGTTTTAAATTTTCAGCCGCGCATAGGTAACACGCTTAGCGGTTCAGTAGCAGATTTCCACGATGACGGCACAAACATAAGTTATAACGAACTAGGCATAACGTTTGAAGCAGACCAGGTTATTAACCGCGCTGTAGTACAAACTTTGGGTAGCAATAACCCGCAAGTAGCAGACGACACGGCAAGCCAGGCCACATACTTTATTCAAACTACAAGCATTACAAACAGCCTTTTACACAACGACACGGCAGCCGCAAACCTGGCCACCTACCTTTTAGACGGCGAACCACAAGCCCGCTACACGTCTGTAGGTACTTCGTTTAATATGTTGACTACCGCCCAGCGTGACGCGTTAACGCTTCTAGATATTGGCCAGACAATTACCATAGAAAAAACGTTTACTAGCGGTTCTGGCACTACAGAACTAGCGCAAGAATTAGCTATAGAAGGTATCGAGATAAATTTAGATTTACGGTCAGGTACAAACGTTTTACTGTTTACCAGCCCTACCGTCATTGTGTTTGAACTTATATTAGACGACGCCATTTATGGCATACTTAACGCGGACAACGTTTTAGGATAAACTGAAAGGCACTATGGCAACACGACAAGATTTCACTAGCGGCCAGGTACTTTTAGCAGCCGAATTAGACGCTGTAGCGACAGCGATGATAGCTATTAACGCCCAGACTGGCACAACTTACACGACCGTTTTAGCTGACGATGGCAAACTAATTACGTGCGATAACGCGGCCAGTATCGCGCTAACCATTCCACCAAATAGCAGCGTGGCCTACGGTATTGGTACACAAATAAACATTATGCAATTAGGCGCAGGTACTGTAACTATTACAGCTGGTGCAGGCGTGACGCTTAACAGCGACGGCGCAAAACTTAAAACAAACGCACAGTACGCAGTAGCTACGTGTTGCAAAATTGCTACTAATACTTGGGTCGTCGTCGGCAACTTGAAAGCCTAAGCGGTGCAGATACTTAGCGCACCACACGCAGGCGCAACATACACATATCATGTGTTTACTTCGTCAGGTACTTTGACTGTTACTAGTGGTGGCAGTCTTGCATTGTGTACGGTCGGTGGCGGTGGCGGCTCAGGTTTCAACATTGCTGGCGGTGGCGGTGGCGGTGAATTAGATTTATTCGCAAACTTTACAGTTAGCGCAAACCTAACAATAACAATCGGCGCGGGTGGGGCGTTTAGCACTTCGGGTGCTGTTAAAGGTTCAAATGGTGGCACTTCAACAGTTGTTGAAGTTTCAACTACCCATCAAAGCGCACTAGGCGGCGGCGGGTCAGGGTCAGCAAATAGCGGTGTACAAGACGGCGCAACAGGCGGCAGCGGTGGCGGTGCTAACTATCAAAGTATTACAGGCGGCGGCGCGTCAGGTTCAAACACTTTTGCTGGCGGCGCTGGATTTAGTAGCGGCGCAGAATCACACGGCGGCGGCGGTGGCGGTGCAACAGCGGTAGGGCTAAGTAATCCAAACCCGACTGGCGGTCAAGGTTACGCGTTAACAAGCATTGACGCGAACTTAACTTCCACAAATTTCCCAACAACTTTGACAGGAAAAACACATGTCTCGTCAGGTGGTGGCGGTGCGTACTATATCGCCGCCAACACAAACGGCCCGCAAGCAGGCGGCACAAACGCAGGCGCAGGCGAATACGATTCGTCTATTAGAAATATTGCTGCAACTTCGCCAACTTCGTATGGTTGCGGTGGTGGCGGTGGCGGTGCATTTACCGCCAACAATGGCACAGCAGGATTTGACGGCGTAGTAATTGTCAGATATTTGACAGGTGCAGTAAGCGCTAGCGGCGGTCAAGAAACTGTCACAGGTCTGCCAATATGACCAACTACGCACAAATCATAGACGGCATAGTTGTTAATGTCATTGTTGCTGATGCTGACTTTGTTGCACAATCAGATTTAAATTATGTGCAAATTAGTCGAGGCGGTATCGGCTGGACATATAACGGCACAAACTTTATTGCACCACAGCCTTACCTATCGTGGACACTAGACAACAACTACGACTGGCAACCGCCAACGCCGAAGCCAGAAGGTAACTATTATTGGAACGAAAAACTAAAAACGTGGGTAGAAAATGACTAGCAAAAAAATTAACAAAGCACACAGACAAATAAGCGACCAAACCACTAAAGGCGGTTTACTGGGCGTAATGATTTACACACTAAGCCGTAACAATGTAGACCCAGTTTTAATAGGTTTACTTGTACCTATAGCGGCTAGTTTGTTGGCGTGGGTATCCACTAAAATAGGTGACCCCGATTTAGCTTGTCTGTTTATACCAGACGAAAAAAAAGACGTTTGAAACCGTACAAGGTTTTAGACGCGCCAATAGTTAAAGGCCCGCTATTAGGCACAGACGAATTTATAAGGCAAGTAGTTAAACGCGCTGGCGGTTGCCTATGGAATAACGGCAGCTGGATTATTCGAGATATTCGGACACGGCCAGGCACTATTTCTAACCACGCGCGCGGCCTGGCTATAGATTTTAGTTACCGCAAAATGACAGACAAAGGCATAGTTAACGGGCGTATTAAAGCCATACGGTTTTTAAACAAACTTATAAAAAACGCTGACACGCTAGGCCTTGAGCTAGTTATTGACTACCACGAAAATAGAAGCTGGCGCTGTGACCGCGCTACGTGGATTAAAGGCAAGTGGTCTGGCGGCGACTGGCTGCACATAGAAATTTCTACCGCTATGGCCAACGACGAAAACGCGGTAAAACAAGCGTTTTTAACAGTTTTTAAGGATATGCCAAAAACGGTTTAGCAATCAGGTTAGGCTTTACGTATCCCGTACGAGAAAGCACGAGGCTACTTATATGCCGTTACTTATAAAAATTATTATCGGTTTTGCGTTATCCGCAATAGGCGTAGGACTATCACAAATACCAGAACCCGTATTCGTGACACAAACAGACACGCCTTACGAGGCTGTAGGCGGCTACGGGCAGTTCGTAGCTGACGTTTACCGCTATGTACCGCCAGTAACCACCACAACGCCCCCAGCGCCCGTATACAGACACGGTAATTGCGACTGGCTACCAGCGCTAGCGCTTCAAGCTGGCTGGCAAGCTGACCAAATAGGCAAACTTACAGAAATAGCGTTACGAGAAAGTGGCTGTTGCCCGTATCGAGCAGGCGGCGACACAGTAGATAAAAACTGCAACATTACAGGCATAGCCGATTATTCGCACAGGTCAGATAGCGGTCTAATGCAAATAAACGGCGTACATTGGCTACCTACCCATAAACAATATGACGGCCTAATCTGTAAACAAATGCGTATCTGTACACAAGAACCATTATTTGACCCGCTAACAAACTTGCAGGCCGCCAGGCTGATTTATTCTAAAGTTGGCTGGTCTGCCTGGTCAATATGTCATAGAAATAACACGTGCAAATAAACAAACATTTAATAGATTTGTGCTGGCTTATTGTCGCAGGTTTGCTAACCGCAAGGCTTCTAGCGTTTATTATTTTTTACGTCTAACCGCGCACACGCTACCGCTATGGTATGGTTCAACTTAACGAGAAAGGTTACGAGAAAATGCCAGATAATGTATTTACCGATTTAGACGCCAACGTAGCGCAATTAAACGCGCTAATGGAAGTAATTAAAGAAATTACTAAACCTATACCGTTGGTAGAAATGCACGAACTAGGCGCAAGGCGAGTTATAAACGAATTGCAAAAGCGTTTAGATAACTGCAACGTGCTAGACGATAGCGATTTAGTAGACCTGCTAAACGAAGCAATAGACGAAATAAAGTTTTTAATGGCCATTGCTAAAAATCTTTATGCAGAGTTAGGCCGCTAATGCGTCGAGGATATGACCCAGATTACGGCAGCCGCCAACAGCTAAAAGACTGCCACGAGTCAGGTATGAAACTAAGGCGTGAACTAGACGCATTAAAAACAGAAAAAGCCGAACTACTAGACCGTGTAAATAAATTGTTATGGGACATAGAACAGCACAGAACGCTTCTAGTTTGTATGCGCCATTTTATGAACTGTAACGGCGCAGACGAATGCCACACGTGCATAACTACAGCCGATATGTATATCGAAATGATGCTGTAATGCTTACAGACTTAAAACTAAACAAGTTGGGCCAGCCAGTAATTCAGTTAACGCAAGCGGATTATGACAACTGCGTAGAAATTGTGGACAAACAAATATTAGACGGCAAACAACGCAATTTTAGAAATAGTAAATACGATATGAACCCGCAAGAAATTTATGACGTTTCATTTTGTGGCGCGTTAGGTGAACAGACCGTAGCTAATTATTTTCAATACGATTACAGCTATTTAGGTTACAACGCAGACCGTAGCGACGTTCTAGGCTACGAAGTTCGGGCCACATATCACGAAAACGGCAGACTGTTAACGCACCCGCCAGAACCGCGCGCACACGATTTTAAAGGCGACAAGCCAGGCCGCTACATTTTGGTAACTATTAAACGGCACATTTACGAGGCAACAATTAGAGGTTATTCTACTTTGTCACGTTGCAACGAACGGCAAAGCAACTGGGATAGTTCGCTACGTTGGCCCTGTTTTGCTATGCCACAGTCTCAGCTATGGCCTATAGAAATGTTGCCAGCAACAAACGAACTAATAAACCACAAATTTAGGCGCGCTAATGGGATTTAGCTTAGACAATTACGTAGACGTAGCTACACGGCTACGCCTAGCGTTTGACAAATACCCAGACCTACGCATACAAGAAACAGCGCGCGAAGTTATAGAAATGCCAGATAAAAGCTGTTTTATACGTTGCACAGTAACAGTCTGGCGAGACGCTACAGACCAAATACCAGCTGTAGCTACAGCCTGTGAACTGTATCCAGGCCGTACGCCTTACACAAAAAACAGTGAAAACGAAGTAGGTTTTACTTCAGCGCTAGGGCGCGCTTTAGGTTATATGTCGTTTGGTATTGGTAGCGGAATTGCGACACGTGACGAAGTACAGGCCGCACAGTCTCGCAGTGATAAACCTTTAGCGCCAGTAACGCCTATTCGAGCCGATTTAGAACAGCCGTTCGGTGACACTACAGACGCTAAACAGTTTGCGACAAGTAAACAATGCAGTATGATACGCGCGCTATCGTTTGAAAAAAAGTTAGGGACTACCGAATTACTGTTACATATAAACAAAATTACTGATAGCGCATTTTCAAGCATTGAGGCATTAAGTAAAGACGAAGCTTCACAAGTTATAAAGTCACTACAAAACTAAATAACGTTGGTTACCCTTAAAGATTAACTGTTGGGTATTAAATAGCGGGACAGGTGAGAACCTGCTAGCCAGCACCATAGGCCTAAGCGGGTAGCAGCGCGGTTGGTATAAAACGCGGTAACGCGGGTAGAAGGCGCTGTAGCGATACAGGGCCTGGCTAACGATTAAAGATATGGGTGCTGTGCGAGGCTAAACAGCGGGGGGCTATCGCACTAGGCTTTATCTGACACAGCTACAAACATTGAAAACAAAACAAACCACTACAGCCCAGCCCGTCTACCTTGTCTGGCATACAAAACCGAAAGCAAGCGCGTAAGCGCGCGCTAGCACAAAGAGAAAGCACCTAACAAAATGGCACAAGGCCCGAAACGCAGAACACATAACCCAGACCAAAAACGCAAACGCAGCCTAAACGCTGAAACTAGAAGCAAACAAGAGTTTAAAACAAACAGATTACTACTGCTAAAAGATAAGCCATTGTGCCATTGGTGCAACACTCGACAAGCCACAACTGCAGACCACCTAATAGAAGTAGACCGCTGGCCAACAGACACGCCAGGCGTTAACGGCCTAGACAACTTAGTAGAAGCCTGCAAAAGTTGCAACAGTTCACGCGGCGCACGTTACGGCAACTTAAAACGTAAAAGCATTTACGAACTAGCACCAACAGTAAACGTAAACACAAAACGCATTTATACAGACGAATGCATAATTATACAAAACGAAAACGATAACCCGTTTTTTTCTGCTACCCTTCCTGCCCCCGACGCGTCTAGTTTTGTATCCAAAACAGCGCAAAATAGCGGTTTGCTAAACGAACTGGCTAGAACTAGCCCGAATTGGCCAGCCGCTGACGGACTGCAACCAGTAGACCCAGTGCATATTTATACAGACATATACAAGCCACGTTTAGAAACTATGTGTACGCGTGAAGGTTTATATTTTGCTGACGCGGTAAAAAACTGGGCTAAAGATTTTTTAGAAGTTGATTTAATGGCGTGGCAATATCACGTAGCTAGCGGTTTGTTAAGCCACGACGCAA